TCCGCGTTCTACGTCAGGCAATATTTCCGACTTCATTCGGCCTAGTTTCGTGGCAAATTTCTTTAAGCCTACGACTTTTATTGACATTCTTTACCCGTAATCGTTAAGTGGGAGTCGCTCGGCAGAAGATTATTAACCTTATATTTCTTGCCGAGGTAAGCGACGCGGTCTCCAAGCGCTATTTCGGTTTCGTTATCGCAGGTAATTATGATATCTGCATCAACTGACAACCCTATCTCGCTTTGAAGTTCAGCATTGACGGAGAATCTAACGTTTCCAAGAAATGTACCTTTCGTGGCCTCATCATTTCTGATTACGCCACCATCTGGTTCAATCGTTTCTTGCTTCGTTAGGATCGTGATTTCTTTATCGTAAAAGCGACTGGAAATCTCGTCTTTAAACTTATTAGGAAGCAACATTGACTCTCCTGTAAGGTGCGAGTAGCTTCGAGAAGCCACTAAATAATTCAGAGTCATCTGTTGATACTAGATAACTTTTGACTTTATCCGAGTAGGAAATTGTCTGTCCGTTATCCGATACGCTACTAATATTATGTTCAAGTTCGCCGTCCTTGCTTTCTAGGCTCTCCGTAAAAACTCCAGATACAATTCGTGCCACGATACGCTCTAGTTTGGTGTCTAGGACCTCGTCGTTTAAATAGACGAGCACGCGATCTTTAACTTCAAGCGTAACAAAATCTAGCAGATCGCCATCTTCGATCTTGTCATTAAGGAGCTTGGCATATTCCTTGATTCTGGCTTCTTGCGAAGAGTCAGTCATTATTTCTTCTCCGGAGTTTTGGTTTCCGCAGGCTTTTCTTCGGCCTTTGGAGCGGACTTTGCTTTGTCTAGCGGAATGTAAAGATCAGGATACTTTTCGTACTGTTCAACTACATCCTTTCGTTCACAGACGAGCGTAAGCCCGGTTGATACTTGCTTGAATCTAGCCATTGTTTTGGGCCTCCGCGATATTTGCATAGCGGATTAGATCCGGCATGACAGCTTTGGTGCCACGAGAGTAGAAGAGACTACAATCGTAGTTATTGGAGAGCTGGATTTTCTCCGGCTCGTAGTCGTCGACAGTGACCGGCTGACCAACTGCGCCATGAATAGCACAGATGATGTCTTTGGTCTGGCGGTGGTTGGAGTAAATCTTCACGCCATGGAAGACATCCTCTTTGAGGCCACTAATCGGATTCGGCACAGAGTCAATATAATTGAGCAGTTTGCCATAGATTGCCGGTTTGACGGAGATTTCGATCATCTCGCGATCAACGCCATCTACCCAGTCGTTTTGAGTTGTCTCGATAGATTGAATAATGCTTTCGAGATTATCTACGAGTGGAGTTGCGGTTGTAAGGCCGGTAATTTCGGTACCATCGGTAACCATCTGCGCGAAGAAGCGAGTATCAAGGTCTGCGATCATGCGAAGCGCTTGGTTTTTCTTGCGCTTGTCCATGATGGACGCAATACCGTAGAGCTTGACATCTTTCTTAGCAATTTCTTCAACGATTTCTTTATCTTCGTTGATATTAATGGTGACCTTACCGGTGTTTAGGATCTTCTTGCCAGCTCCGGCCGCACGAGCAGTACCGTAGTCATCTACCTGTGCGTTCTTGAAGCGGTCAATCTCGACGCTACCAGTCGTAGGATCGCCAGAATATTCGGTATTCTTCATCTTTTCCGAGACGGCACCTTTTTGGATAGCCTCAATGACGAATCCCTGAATCTCGGCGAGCTTATCGGCGGTATTTGCATCGATATTAATGCTTAAAGCATCAGTTCTTGCCATAGTTTATTCCTTTAGAATGACCGTAAACCTGCTTGAGATTTCTTAATCTCGGTTTTCGGTTTTGTGCCCTCGCCATAATCTTCGGGGGAAGTACCAGCTAGTTTGGCTTTAACTCCGGCCTCTACAGCCTTATTGAAAGCTTTTTCTAGCTTATCGATATTGGCATTGGTTTTATCCTCATCAATATCAATAACGAAGTCTACGAGGTCTGTGTCGATATTTCTATCAGACAGTGCATCTTTAGCATCGGCTCTGCGTTCTCGGAGGGTAATTGTACGCTCACGATCATCGAGTTCCTTTTGCTGTTTGGCCTTGAATTCCTTTTCGCGTTCAGCCTCAGAGAGTTTACTCTGACGCTCGGCCTCAGCTAAAGCTTTCGAGACTTCATCTTTAAGCTTTTTCTCGGCTTTAGAATTAGCTTCGGCAAGACGTTTGCTCACGATATCGTTAACTTGTTCTTGCGTAAACGTAGCAGGCTTTTCTTCATGGCCTTTATTCCCGGAATCGTTTTCCGGTGCAGGATTATTTTCTTTATCCATAGAATCCTCTGTTTTACGCCCATCGGCTAGTGATTAGCTATAAAAAACGGCAAGGTTGTCCTTGTCGCAATTAACTAATGTATAAAACCATTATACCATAAGTAGTAAAAATATCTACTTCATCGCCTGTCTATCAAAAGTATTAGGATCGTCCTTGCGTATTTGCCATAGTTTATCAAGCTCCTTTTTTAAATCGTATGCTGCCGAGTCGTTCCATTCATCGCTCTTGCGTCTACCGTGGCCATATTCAACATTACGTGCGGAATATTCGCCAGCAAAATTATAAGAGTCATTTCCTCGGCTATCATAAATTGGTTTAGATTTAGACGACTGTTTTGGACGGGATGTTGTTTTGTGGTTTGATGTACTTGTTAAGAAGAAGCTAGAGTGGGTAGACCTGAAATGTGACGAAATCTCCCTAACGCGTTTTAGCTTTTCCGCCTCTATAATATTTCTTTCGATCGTACGTCGGCCATGTTTTGATGATCTAAGCCATTCTTTCTTTTGATTCTCTGTGAAATGCATTGTTGAGAAAATCTTTGGCTCATTCGGAGCTACGCCACCAATCTTAATGCCGGGACCACTATAAGATGAGGCTTTCTTCTTCTTATGAATCTTCTTTTTATTTTTTGTTTTCGGCGAAGAACTTTTATCTGCCGCTAGCATTGATAGCTTGTTCTGGCCTTTAAATGGTCGATTTGGATCAAAGGCTGACAATAAAATAGCACTATCCTTATCCTGAGAAGAATTCTTGAGTTTTTCGAAAACCTCTTTTGAGAACTGAATCCGCGCCATATAACCCCTTGACTATGTTGAGTAATATTATAACATAATTCAACAAAAAATCAGCCCGATTGCTACATATGGCCGAAACCATACGGAGGGCTGACTTATGCTTTTATTATAGCAAAGATTACTTATTTCGTGAATGCCGACGATTGAGTCTTCGCATAATTATATGTTTGCGAATGATTTCTAGCGGATAAATCATTGGTTCCTTTCGTTTAATTTTGGCTAGCATAAACCAATATCACGAGAAGAGAAAGCATGAGTACGTTATTTTTGGCACATTCTTAATTTTATGGCATAATAATCGGAACTCTCGCCGGTTCAATGTTGGGATTGTAATGGATATCCTTGATCCAATCGTTGTAGTTCATATTGGGAACGAAATATTTGCCACCAAGTTTGTTTCTGGCGGCGCGTATCTTGGGTTCGTAATCTTTTCCGATATACCCGCGTACTGTTGAGCGGCAGAAAGGATGAAGCGGTGGGTAATTATAACCTTCTTGTCGCTCGCTCATCTTATAAATCTGGCCATCATGACTTCTACACATATCTGAGGTTCGTCCGTCTAGTGTGGCTACGAACACATACTGATCTATACCCATTTCTTGATATGCGATAAACTCTGTCTCATTCTCGAAGTGGTTAGTTTCTGTCCGGATTAGCCTTTCTGCATAGAAGCTTCCGACATTAAACCTTTGCCTAATTTCATACAGAGCACGTTCTTCGCTCATTCCAGTCATTATTGCTTTAGTAAGGGTCTGTTGGAGTTGGCCTGCAAGAGTATTAGAGTTACCCCAGATTCGTTTGCTGTAATTTGCGCCTTGCCATGGCGTATTGAGCAGGACTTCAATTCCGCGTGAGTTTAGTTGTTCAAACGCAGGAGTTGCACCAATCCCTTTGGCAGTATCATAGATTGTTTTACCGAAAGCTCCGTTTATAGTTTCGATATGAGATTTGGTCTCTATTTCGTTTTCTAATATAGCTAATTGCTTCGTTCTGCTCCATAGTTGAGCATTTATCATCTCGAGTCTTCTTATGCGTCCTTGAAATCGTTTGGGCAGGTATTTAGATAATCCAGCGGCTTCCATGTCGGCATAGAACTTTTCGACTTCAGCAGTCGGAACTATCTTATTGAGCGCCGTCATATCGAATTTGTTTTCTCGATAGAATGATTCGTAAATAGCTTTAAGACTAGCTACTGTATCTTTCTCGGCTTCTTCATAGAGAATCTTAATCTCACGAAAGTGCCAGTCTGAGTTTCGCTCGGCTTCGGTCAGTCTTGCAATCGCACGCTTATCCCAGTATCTACTCGACCTCGTCTGTGCCATTATTTGCGTCCTTTATTTCGTTCTTGGCGAATTCTGCGGCCGACTCTAAGGTTGTTTTATCTTCTTTGGCGGCAAGCTCAACTGTTTCTTTAGAGTCACGCACGAACGATAGTTGGCTGACTAAAAGTTCTTTATCGACTACGCCCTGTAGGTTGAGAATCATCTGAGAGGTTTCATAGTCGTTACGAGGTAGATTGCGCTTAAATATTGCATCCACTTCTTCTGTTGGCACGATCGGCATACTGGACTTAGTATTAAGGAAATTGTTGTATAGACGGAATCGTTCCATTAGACCACGCTCAAAGTAACGTTCTTTGTTTTTGATGTTTTGGTCAAATGCAAGAAGTTTATAACTTATTGCCACGCCGGATGAGTTGTTTGCGAAATTCTCGTCAGCTAGGTTCGGAGTCATGCTGATCTTATGGATGTCGTTTTCGATGTTTTTACGAAGAATATCGGTATCTGATTCGTTGAGAGTTTTAATGAGGTACTCGATTTTGCCGTCCATCGGGATATTTGAGATCATACGGTGTTCTTTGAGCTCGGCCATTTGTTCCGGTGTGAACTTCATGCCATAAAAACAGAGAATTGCATCAACCAATTGCTCGCGATCATTCACACGGTCGCTCTGAATTAAGTTATATGCGTCTATCAGACTTATGACCGTTTCGAAGTCGCCCAGGTAATCCTTGTTATTTACGAATTCAATCATCGGCACTTCTTTAAACGCATGAGCATCCTCTTTTTTGAGGACTAGATTGTCTCCTTTTAATTTGTAACTGCGGACTGATTTATCATCTACAAATATCACGTCATAGTATTCCGGATTCGTGTCCGTTGGCTTTTTGAAGATTGGCCGATAATTTACGGCAAACATCTTATTATGTTTGATTGTATTATCATAGGCGATAATCGTGTTTCGGACATCTAGTATTGCCGATTCCGGCTCTGCGTCTTCATTTGCGAAGACATATTCATATTGAAGTCCGAATATCGCACAGTTCTTGGCTATTTCTGAGTCATTATCGTTCATTGTCTGCTTTTTATAGCAATCTAGGACTGCATCTATGTTGTATTTGTTGCTCGCTTGATATTCTACTGGGTTTCCGAGTAGGTATCCGACATTCGTATCTACAATATACTTCGCATGGTTAATCATCACTTTATTATTGTGGAGTAAATCGGGTTTATCCCGGTGGAGAATATCTTGGTCGCCAATATAGTAGCGATCTAGCGTATCAAACCTTTCTCGATGTTCTTCGTTGTAGTCGATAGCCTCTTTGATTATGGTTGCGTTGATTTCGGTGTCTTTTGGTAGGGTGTATTTCATAATTATCCTTTCCAATAATGGTTGCGATGCCTAGCTCTCGGGGAACTAAGCATCGATTTATCGAGG